GTTGACCTTCCACTCGTCACCTGCATCGTCACCCTGGTCTGCGAACAGGTAGAGGACTCCAGCCTCACCCTCGCCACCCTTGATGGTGAACGAATCAACCTCATAGCTAATCTCTGCTGCTCCACCAGTGGTGGAGTTAATCGTGAAGACATCGGTTGGTGTCCCACCACCAGCCACCATTACGCCGAAACGTATCTGTCCATCTTCTGACCCGCTTGTTACGTCAGTGGCTTCTACCGTCATTCGGGCAAACTCATCGAGGTTCCCAGCAGAATCAGCCAGCTTGAAGGAGAGATATATCTCATCACCGTCTGCCCTTGTGGCATTAGCCCCGCTGAATACTGCCACTTGGTTAGCCACGGCATCTCGAAGGTTAGTGAACGTAGCAGCGGGGGTAGTAGCCCCTGTGTTATTCCTTACATCTATCTCTTGGAGGGAGATTTCGTCACTCCACTTGATACGTCTAACCGAACTGCCTTTTGTAATCTCTACGTCATAGCGGTCCTGATCGGCCTCACTAAAGTCCCATCGTCCATCGCTATCCGTGGTAACGGTAGAGCCTTCCTGTGTCGTGGTCCCTGTCTCCAGGAGCTTAACACTGGCTCCACTTACCGCATTGCCTGCATCATCGTAGACATTTCCGCCAAAGTTAACTGTCATTAGCCCCCTCCTAGTCGGGAGTGATCTCTATAGTTCAGCGCCTCTCGACAGTAGTATAGAGGATCTTTCAGCAGATCCTCGTCGTCGATAAATACAAGCGTGATGTTCTGCCCTGCGAGTCCTGCCTTCGCCATAATGTCACGAGCCCTGGCCTCAACGCCGAACTCATAGTGATAGTATACACCCTGCACATTAACAGCCAAGTCAGGTGGGTCAGTGAAGAGAAAGTCTATCACGAAACCGCCCTTGTCCAGCCTGCCACCCATGAGCGGCGACTGATAGATGAAGTCCTGGCCGGGTTGCTTCCCTAGTCGCACAAAAGCCTGATATGCAACATATTCCGGGACTGAGCCCTCCCAGTTGCTAGGAACCTGCACCTGTGCCTGTGTTGTCATATCATCCTTCCAGTATCATTACCCAGCATACTTTATCGTTGTTCGTCGCAGCGTCAGCATAGAATATGTTTGCTGGAACGCTTCCGCCAAACTCTCCAAGATTTAGTTCTACCTCGTTCCCCGCACTTAGTTCGTATCCGAGTGAGGCGCTGACATCGCTGACCCCTACGTAGGCTAACCCCGAATTGCCAGCAAGCGCCTTAAACTTCGCAAACTTAACGCGGTTCGTTGCGTTCAGCACCTGCACCGCTGTGCCTGCTGACGATACCGTAGCTATTCCTTGATCAATTCTCATGTCCTTCTCCTATGGTTCTACAACCTGTATCGTGGTAGATCCGCGCTCGTCATGGCCTGTGAACTCCATGCCTTGTGCGGCAACCACATCCACATAATAATTCCTTGTTCCGCCTGAATCATCCCTGAAGGTAAACTCGACCAACGTCGTGCTCTCGATAGCCGAGATAAGGTTGGCCCGTAAGTCCTTCGGCACATTGCCTTTGTACTCGTTTGTCAGATCTACGTCTACCGTATGTCCCCACTTAGCTGCGATCTTCTTACGATATTCCAGCGTTAGAGACACAACATCTGGTGTCTCGAACTTCTCTAACCCCGTAGATGTAGCGGTTGAGCGGTTCAGGGTCAGCTTGAACTTGATAGACCTGAAGGCCGTACCGACGCCACTGGCAAACGTATACGTGTATGTGCCCGATGCAGCCCCCATCTCTGTTGAATCAAGTGTTCCTACTGCGGTGGTGTAGCTTTCTGAGTAGTCTGTTGCGTACTCTACCTTCACCTTCTCTGTGGAGGTAAGATCCTGCGCCTCGATGCGAAGGTTGAGTGCCAGCTTATCAACTTCACTCTGCCCCGCATTAAACCACGGGGTTTCATGGACACCCTGTAACGCATAGGAAAACTCACTCACTTCTGACGGGTTGATGATGTCTTTTGGCAAATCCATGAAGTGAACGATATCGTTGTGCCCCCACCAGACACGATACTTACTATACGCATCTGATACATGGATGGAATCAAATCCCTTGCCTGACGTAGCGGACTGCCACTTTACTTCCCATCCCATATCGTTATAGCCAAGGATGGAACTGTATCCCGTATCTGGCGGGATCACCGTTGACCCCTGGTGGCTGATCCATTGGTATGGGATAGATGTGGACGCTATCGTTGCTGGAGCAGCGCTTGCGTCGATGCCAACAAGCAATTCGTTGTGGGTTCCTGCCATATTCCGTATGGCACCACGCTTGTCTGACGGTAATCCGTCATCCCTGTCTGGTCCTACAATCGTTATGACAGCGGCATTGTTCCCGTTGATGTACTTGTAGATTCCGTTTCCACTCGGGATATACACCGAGTCACGCCACCTGACCGTTCCCTTTCCATTGTCCGGGTGTACAGGGAAGTCCATCTGCGTCGCTTCCCACATGGCATTGTCTGCATTGTGGGCAAACAGCCCTTGAGTAGTAGCTGCATAGATGATTGGTATGCCCATAGCATTACGAGCTACGAACAGAGCCGTCACAGCACCGTCCGGCAAAGGTAGAACAGCGTCGTTCACCTCTGTCCCTACCACGGTAGCATACCAGAGTTGGCCTACATGGCTAATACCCCACAACCGTTCATCCCAAACGGCCACAAACTTTGTGTCCGTTGTATCTGTTGTCCAGCTTGAGCCATCTGATGAGTAGGTATACCCACTCCCGTTGGTATCGTAGTGAGCAAAGACCAGATAGGTCGTCCCACCTGCGTCTGTGAACACCACGCTGTCCGTTACTTGGTCGGTGGCACTCTGTGTGAGTGCCGATCCCCAACTATCATTCGTGTTGTTGTACTTGAATAGCTTGGGGCTCTCAGATGTGGAGCCGTTCCAGAAGGCATAGACCTCATCAGAGAGCGTATTGATTGCCCCTATCGTAGCGTCAGTAAGGCCGTGAGAAGGGCTTGTGGACTCTGTAGCCAATCCTGGAAGGACTAGATGGTTCTTGTATCGGAGCTGGCACGTTGAGTACCACGCCCTATTCACCTCAGCAGCGCCTTCCATGCGGTTGATGCCTATGCCGCCACGCCAGTCAGCCCACGCTATGATAGAAGATCGTAGCTGTGAGTCCTTGGTCGTGTCTCCTATGACTACCTTTGCCGGGTAGATAGACGCAAGCGTGGATCGTACCGGGCGAGTCGTGGGATAATAAACGCCATTGAGAAAGATCTCATTCTGTTCAACAACAGCATTTGCCATCAGTCCACAGACCTCACATTAACAAGCATTGGAAAAGCTCTCCGAGCCCTCTGCGCCTGGTCTGACCAGAACGCACTGAGTTGCCTTTTGGCATCAGGGTCAGTAGCTGGCCCACCACCAGTGGAGAGAAGTGCTAACGCCACGGAGCTGGCGATAATGTAGTCCTCGTCAATCTCGGTCGTCGTAGCGTCTGATGTGAGCAGTGCTGGCTTGTCGCCTCCAGTGATCTTTATAAGGGCATATCCAATGGCTTGATGCCCATCCCTAAGAAGAACCAGATCACGAGATTCTTTGTCTATCTTCCAGTTGCGCCTGTCGAGCGTAGACCATTCAGCCGTGTCATTCGCTACGGCTACGATATCATCTATCCATACCGTAGCAGCCCCGATGTCGGAGTCATACTCCAGCCCTACGGATATGATTGCCGTGTCTGTCTCGGGATTGGCAAGAGACATCCTCACAAATGTCCATGTATCTGCCGATAGGGCAGGGATGCTCAGTGTTTCCAGTGGGCTTGCGCAGGAGGCTGTGTCGTCGAGCAGGAGCTTAAGATTCCCTGAGCTTGTTGCTACGGTGCTTTTAACCCACATCTCTATGGTGTCATACCCCGAGAGGTTCTTGCTCGTGATGCTGTCTGTCACAAAGTCTCCGGCGGAGGCCCCGACAGCGATCACAATCTTCAGTGCCTGTGAGCCCTGCTTCTTGTCCTTGGTATCAAGTGACTGCGTGAAATCACCATCGGTTGCCTCATCAAAGGTAGCGCCACAGGCATGAATCCGTGTGCTGCTCACCTTGTGTCGGTATTCAATTTTGGAAATCATGGAGATGCCAGACGGGATGTCAAACCTCATCTGGTGCCCATCTCCGTGGAGTTCAATATTCTCTATCGGGTCAAAGATCCAGCCTGTAGCTGACATGATGGACTGGTTGATAAAGTCATCAATAACGTCAGGATTGTAGGCATCATCCCACAACTCGTAGGTTTCGCCTGCCGTAGCTGAACCTACCACAGGCCTGAAGGTTAATGTGGATACATTACTTTCAATAGAAGAATCGGTAACTCGACGAGTATCGCCATCATTGCTACCACTTGTGAAGCGTATCCACTTTCCTATCTGGGTATCCGCTCCTCCAAGCACTAGGCTTTCATCAAGAAGCGTCCCTGTACTTCCGCCGCTTGATTTAGTAGTGGAAACATACACCGCACCAAGGGCATTTCCAATATGCTGTCTTAATTGCTCACGCGTTCTCCCTTGTATTGCTGGCATTGTCTTTCCTCATAATGAACAAAGTTATCGTGCAGCGCGTCGTTCCTGCCTCCTGGCTTGTCTGTTCATCCTCTGCCCCTGACGCACTAACGGTTTAACAGCCCGAAGGGCTATCAGGTATCTTGGATCCTTCAGGCGCTCTTTCTGTTGCTCTGTAAGCCTCTGGGGTTGCTTGCCAGCCATTAGTAGCCTCCCTTCTTATTCTTTATCGCCGTCTGGTCGGCGGCCTTGGGGCTGCTCTCCTAGCAGGGGGGCGAGGAGCAGGCGTAGGTGCCCTACCCCTAACTGGTGTCGGCCTTGTCGGACCCCTAGAAATCGGCCCCCGTGGTCCGCCCATCGGCCTTGGCGCAGGACCGGGTCGCCCCATTGGGCTTGGCCTTCTGGGTCCTTGGCCGTTACGAAGGATGCTCTGAATGTCATCCGGGCCGAGGGTTCTCATAATGTTTTCAATTGCTGGCAGCATCAGCTTGATTGCCGCAGCAAAGGCAGGGTCCATCCCAGGCCCTCCTGGGCCAGGGGGTGGAGGCGGTGGCGGCCCTAGTGATCTTGGTGGGGGAGCCCCACCGGGTGGCATCATTACCATAATTGCACCCCTTCAGCCTGCTAATATCCAGCCTTTTTCTTTTTCTTGGTTATGGGCTTACCCGTGCGCTTGGCAGCCCGCCTAGCAGCAGCACGTCCTGCCGTTGTGTAAGGATATCTTTTCCCTGCGACTGTAGGCATTTTACTTCTCCTTCGACGACTTCCCGTTCTGTGATGCTTCTGCCTCCTCGGTCAGTCTCCTAACCTCAGATGCGGCAGCGTCTAGGGCGATGCTTATCTCAGAGATCTTACGCATCAGCGCCCGATTCTGCACTTGAAGCGTCATCATAGGGTTCGCCTGCATGACTGCTTGTATGTCTTCTGTTGTTACCGATACATTTACGTCCGGTTGCGTCATAGTCCTTTTCCTCTTTCCTAAAAATAGAGTCTGCCCGTTGTGCTTTCCCTACGCTTCGTACGGTATCGCAGGTACTCATTCAGTGCTTTGCCTGCCTGCTTCCGTTCGGCTACGGTGGCGGGCCGCTTGTCATACTTCTCGCGAACCTCTTTTATGAAGTTCTCGGTAGCATGACCCATCATGTCCTCGACCTCAGCCTGGGATGTATCTCCATCAGCAAGCACACGGATCAGTTGTTTGTGTGCCTTCCCGAACTTGTCCTTGGCCTCAACCATAAGCTCGTGGGAAACCACGCCGCCATTTCCTGTGTCCTGACCAACGGGGGCTATCCCGTTATAGGTAGCCCCCGTTGGAATCCACAAATTGTTAATCATCTGTTTCCTATTCCTAGTTTCTAATAGCTAACATCACAATCTGGTTGTCAGTGTCAACGGATGGGATGTTCATTGCATGACCGATAGGTCGTGTGTCCTCTTCAGAAGAAGCGTCCCACAAGTCAAATGCACCTGACTCACCTGATGCCTGGCTTACACCGATAGCATCACCGACAACAGCAACCGCTGCTCCTGACAGAACCGAGGCAATACCTGCTGTCTGTAGCCAGAAGTAGTAAGAAGCCGTGACAGGGATTGGGTTCACACCCAATGGCCCAGTAGTCATGGTCCCGTCACCATCAATAATCTTGACATCCTTGTATGGGTTGTAAGAAATCCCAAAAAGGGATGAAGTGGTTAAAGCTGTCCGTATGCCATCTGGCTCATCAATCGTGAAGATGACTGTGTTGTCAGAAGACGCATCATGGGCAGGGTGAGACTTGATTCTGTAGACCTCGCCCTGTCCTGGGCCATCATTGATGAGAAGATATCCATCTGCATACTGATTTTTCGTGAGGTCGGTAGTAGGAACTTCAAGACTGATTGTCGTGTCTCCTACTGAATGTGCTTCCGTGGCTGCAACGTCCATGTCGTGAGCAGCTACGGCTGCAATGCCGTCCACAATCTTCCCACCAGGAGTAATTGCACTAGAACTGTTCTTGGCATAGTAGAACACCCTGCCGTCAGGAAGCTCTGCCCTTGTACCGAGCTTCTGCTTCTGCTCGGAAGACTCAACCTTCTCCATCCCGTAACTTAAATAAACCGTCGTTGGAAATGCCATATCAATCCTCCTTAAACTTACAGGCTCAAAGTCCTGCGACCACCGTTGTTAATATATCGCTAGGCACGGCAATCTTTACACCTAGCTGGATTTGAAATGAGGCCCCATTCGCCTCTTTCCTCTTCCTTGTGGCAGAGCAGGCCCGGAGGCGGTTCCCGCTGCCTGGGCAACGGGTTCCTTCTCCTGACTCCGTTCTACACACCACTTACACGTACAACTACCGCTTGGCATCCACGGGAACAGTCCTATGTTCGCCTTACGCAGTACATAGTCTGGGCTCCCAGGTACGCCTTTTACCGTTGAGCCAACGTCCTCCGAAAGCTCTCCATCGGCGTTGTAGCTAGGCTTATGGCGATACAAGATCGTCTTCGGCTGCCACTCGTCGATGTACTTCAGAGAAAAACCGATACTAGCCAGTTCATTCTTTTGCCTATTCCGTTCCGTAATTCCTGCCATTATTTACTCCTGCCTATGACGTCGCAAGATCGCCAATTTCAAACTGTACTGCTGCGCCACGAGTGTCGTCCAACTCGAAAACACCATAGTCTGCGGTCATAACGACCTCAGTGGCTCGGAGAGAAGCATCTCTCTGTCGTTCTGTCCGTGTGTCTACGCTTGTCAGGGCTGCCATAGCAGTCTTGTCGGCGATAACGCCGTACCCAGAATCGACACCAGATACCTTGTCAATGTTTCCGTCCTCAAAAATACTCACACCGTTAATCGGGCGAAGACCGCTGTAGAAGTTCTGTAGCAAATCCACGCTCCATCCGCTGGTAAGTCCTCCTGCCGCCGCTGTATCAGCAGTTGTTGCTGATTGTTTTGAAAGCGTTGCGACTGCGTTAGGATGGTGTATGAGATATAGTTGGTTCCCGAACTTGCCCGCCTTGGCATTAGAGATAACAGCGTGGGTATTGGCTGTGTTCATATCGCGACCATCTGCACCAAGTACCGTTCCGCCGTTGAGGTTAGGCCACAAGGCGATAACGTCTGTGTCCTTCTTTCGTGCCATGCCATCGCCGAGTTGTCGCCCTATCATGCTGAACACGTTGTCAGCCGACTGTCGGACGAGCTTGTCTGTGAGAATTACCTTAGCCCCGACCTCAGATGCTGTCAGGTCTACCGTGGTCATCCCGATGTCCTCTTCGTCGATGATGTCCTGACCGTCAACAAGGTCGCTCATCGTCATCTGTCCTACCTTGGGGACAGTGACCTGCTTGGAACCCTTGGGCAATCTGAACTGCTCAATGAGGGCCAAAGCTGGAGCGTTATGCTCCTCTGTATATCTGGCGGAAGCCAGAATAATCCTCTGTGCGTTTTCAAGATTACCGGTTGTGGCTGTTTGTGCCATTTCAATCCTCCTAAATTATGCTCCGAATGCCATTCTTCTCGCAGCTCTTACTGCTGCTTCCGACCTGTCTCCGTTGTTATAGGCTTCGAGGAGTCGGTCCTGGTTTGATGTGGCCTCCGCCGCGCCCTGACTATTGTCGAAAGTCTGCGGTGGCACACGACCTTGCTTCAACCGCGCATTCTCCGCTATGAGCCCTCGCTCACGCTTCATGCGCTTGGCCTCTCTCTCCATCTCTGCGGGAGTGTTGGCCATTTGAAGAGCCATAAAATCTTCAATCATCTGCTGGTTTGCTAAACCTTGCTGCTTCATGAAGTGAATTGCCGCTGCCTGTTTTCCCTGAACGTAGCCAATCATCTCAGCGGCTTCGTTTTCCTGCTTCCTGAACTTCTGTTCCTGCGCTACATACCGCCGGGCCTGATCTCTGGCCTGCTCCGGCAAATACCCAGCCTCTTGCAGTTGCCGTTCATACCCTTGGGCAGTTCGCGTTACCTTTTCACGCCATTCACGCTGCTGGTCGGCAACCCGGCGCTGCTGTAGCTCATTGATGGCCCTCTGGTCCACCTGTGGCGGTGGAGGCGGTGTTTGCTGCGGAGCGCTGTCCTGTGTCTCTGTAGCA